ACACCTTCACGGTCTTTAGCAACTTCAGTTTTGCCAATAAATATGCCCCCAGGTGCAATATAGTCACCTTTTTTGGTAAAGTGACCTTCACTACCACCCATTCCACCATCACCTGCTAATGGGCGATAAGGGGCTTGGTAAATAACTTTACCAGTTTTTTCATCAACCAATGCGCCGCCAGGAGAAACATTGTGCATTTTTGGCCCTGCAAATTCTTGTTCAAGCAATTTTGAAGCAATAGCTCTAGATGTTTCACCACCTTGAGGGGCAAGTAATGTAGCCAAAGCAAGTCTTTTATCTGGTTGTGTAGCTGCTTGCACAGGAATATTGCCACCTTCAAGTGTTGGGCCTTGCTGAGTAAACTCAGGTGTGCCGTAATATTGATTTAAACCTTGTTGTAGGTTGGCATTTTGTCTAGCTTGTTGTTGCTCAATAATGTCTTTTTCTTTTTGAGCAAGTTCTCTTTCCATTGATTTGCCAGTATGAATATTTAGCAAATCGGCAAGACCTTGTAATGGACTAGCACCTACAAAACGACCAGAAATCATTTGACCTTGCAAATTTTGTTTCATGCCTTGTTCTCTAAGAGATTTAGCAAGCGCTTTTTGTTCTGCTAAACCAATAATTTCTGGGTTTGTGTAATCAGCCATAATGTTCCTTAAACTTGGTTCTCGTATGGGTTAAACGATGGGTTAGCCATAACACTACCGCCACTACCATAACTAGGGTCAGGCACAATGTTACCTTGGGCATCTACCATTTGTCCTAAACCAGGCTTCTTTTGCGCTCTTAAAGCATCAGCCAATGACTGTAATGGTGAATTTTGTTGTTTTGATAATGCTTGTTGTCCTAATGCTTTCATGCCAACCATATTTTGTTGATGTAAACCTTGCTGACCACCAATGTTTTGCATTGTTGAAGGTTGTCCACTTACATCAATCATTTGTAAATATTGGGCAACATTATCCATTTTTTAACCCCACTTATTAATGCCAGCGCCACCAAGGCTAAACAAACCACTCATTGTGGCATTAGCTCTTGCGTTAGCGGCATTAGCATTTGCTTGGTCACTTTGATTGGCAAGGCCCATTGCGCCCAACACATCAGCGCCAGCAGTGGTTTGTTGTTGAACTGGGTTTACATAATTAGGAGAAGCAAGTGATTTAACATTTGCTGCATAGTTAAATGGCGCATTAAGATTAGTTGTGTAAGTACCTTGTTGTTGTCCGTATGCTTGTTGATTTGCTTGTAAACCAACACCCATGCCACCTGTAACAGCGCTAGTTAATTGGTCATTTTGAGTTTGTGAAAGCAAGCGTTTAGCGTTATTGTAGGCCTCTGAACCAGGCACAATTCCTTGGTTAGCAAGCTGTTGGTCAGACATTTCTGATTGATGTTGCATTGTAGGTTGTAACCTACGCAAAATGGCGCTTGTGTAATCTTCCCCAGGATTAATACCAGTAGAGGGTAAATCTGTAGGGTTAAATTGATTAAATTGAAAACCACTTACAGCAGATTTTGATTTATCTACAGCACTTTGTAATGAAGGGTCTACAGTTTGAGTAGCAGTCCAAGTTGGGTTGCCATAAGAGTCTGTACCACTTTGAGTATAATTTAAGTTTCCATAGGGCGTAACTTGATTTACACGATTAGCAGCAGTTGCAGCACGAGCCGCAGCAAGATTATTTGCCGCAGTTTGATTAGCAGCGCCTGTATAGTCTGGTGTCGCTACTGTCTGAGGCGAACCAAATAATGTGTCCGTTACTGGACTTAAAATACCTCCACCACCACCCATGTCAATCTCCTTTTAAAGGCGTTTTTATGTCAAGCCATCGACAATTTTCACGCCTCATAGCTAATATTACTAAATCCCCATCTAAATGAGCATCTTCAATATACGCTTTATCAACAAAACCAAGGTGTCGGTCTAACTTCAATGCTTCCTTATTTGTGGAAGCTACTGCCGCTAGTATAACCTTAACTTTCAATGAGTTAAAGGGGTAATCAAAAGCCGCCCATAATAAATCCCTACTAATCCAATTTGGCACTATTGAAGCAACATGAATACAGCAAGATTTGTCTTGAAAATTGGTGTAGGCTATAACTGCCCCTACTTTTCCATCTATTTCCTGCCCTATACACATAGTTTCTTTACTAAACTGTGTGCCTAAAACGCCGGTAAGCCAAGCCTTTAATTCTTCTTGGTTTTCGGTTGTCACCCTACGCATTACAATACTGTTCCTTTTTCCATGACATAATCGGTAGAAACCCAATGTACATCAATGCCTTGCGAAACAATATTCATGTTAATTCCTGCGGCATAACCTAACCCAGAAACGCCTTGCCAGTTTCGGTAAACAATTAAATTACCTGCCCAATTTTGAACATCCCAAGTAGCGGCATCCCAAACCCCAACCGTGGTTGGCACAGTCTGAAATGACACTTGTCCTAAGTTGTTTTGAGTTTGAAAGTCAGTATTAATACCAGCATATACACCAGGCGCACCAGCATCTACTAGGAATGTAGGGCGAACCATTGTAAAGCGTTTTTGTTGTCCAGGAAGCCCAAAATAACTATAAGCCTGCTGACAAGTGCCTGAAATAGCTTTTCCATCATCAGCTTTGCCATCCCAAAATTTTCCCACAAAACCAGCACCACCAAAATAAAGGTCATCATTTTGTAATTCAAATACGGTGGTACTAATTCCTGTAAAATTACACCAAGCCTTAGAAATGGTGTGCATTACATATTGTTCTGTGCCAGCAGGGTTTGGAATGTTAATAAGCAACATATTAGGTTTGGCATAGTAAATAACTTGCCAGCCAAATTGAGTTGAATATTGGTCTGCTTCTTTACTAATTTCATAGTAAATTTTGTCTGTAATATTAATGCGGGGGTCTAAGCGACTAGACTGCAATGCAGAAGCAAGTGGCACTAAACCATCTTGTGTAAGCATTAAAAGGTCGCCAGCAAACTTATAAAAGAACCTACGGCTAAATATATAGCCCATTTGCCAAACACCTTTTAAAAGCCATGTTGTAGCATCTGTAGGGTCAGTACCATTATAAACAATAACTTCACCCATATTGGTAGCAAAAACAGCATAATCGTCTGCTCCTTGTCCAGCATCAAGAGTCCAAGTAGCCATACCTTGTATAAAACCACCATTTCTTGCTATTGCACCAAAATCTAATGGAAATGCTGCACCACCTAAAGAGCTAACAGGCATATACCATACTTTCATGGTATTTTTTTGCGTAAAATATAAGCGGTTTTTAAATAAATTTACATGAATAAATGAATTTGAATTAACGGTGTAAGTTGACCCGCCTGTTGTACCGCCAATAATTCCCAATACTGTATAAACACCAGAAGCACCTACTACAGTAGTAGTTCCACCAGAAACAAAAGTAAGAGTTGTTGGGCTAGTTACAGTAACTACAAAAGCACCTAAAAAAGTTGTTTCACTAGAAGAAGTTATGGTAATTCTATTTCCAGTTACTAAACCATGCGCTGTTGAAGTAGTAAGAGTAGCTACATTAGATGGGCTTGTACGGGAAATACCTGTAACTGTAGCCGCAGTTGTGGTAGTAGCCATACTAAACCATGAAGTACCGTCATAAACACTTACAGCATCAGTACCATTACAAGCAACAATATAATCACCGCTAGTATTTGAAAAATTTACATACTGCAATTTGTCATTTGTAATAGTAAAGTTATTAACTGCCGTTGGGGTATCTACTTCATAAATAGCAGTACCAGCAGCAGCAAACAACTTTTGAGTTGAAACCCCAGCATAATTCATTAAAGTATTTATGGGGGTTGTAATTCCAATAGTGTAAGTACCTACTACACTAGCATTTCCGCTAGGGGCTAAGGCCATTGTGTAGGTAAATTGAGTGGTAGTTGTTACCGTAATAACATAAATGCCACTATAGTTTGTTGGAGTTGTGCCAGTAATAGAAACCCTAGCACCAGTAGTTAAACCATGCGCTGTGGCTGTGGTTAAAGTTGCTGTAGTGCCAACATAGGTAATACTACTAATGGTTTTAACTCCAGTAGAAGTGGTTAATTGCGAATAGCGTGTATAACCATTTCTTAATGTGACATCTGTAGGAGTTGGGTATAAATTGGTTAAAGTTACTGCATCTGTAGCTGGCATTTCCGCAATAGAATCTCTAGCGTTCCAACCACCAATAGGGGCTGTAATAGAAGCTGTATTAGCAGTAAAACCTTTTGGTTTTCCAAATATCATGAGCCATAACCTGTGTCTGGAATGTTAGCGTAGCCAATAAGCACTTTGCTTGGGTATGGCGCAAAACTAAGGTTGGGCGCACCTTTGTCGTTTGCTTTAGCAATGGTTAAATAACGCTGGTAATCTTGAGTTAATGCAGTAGTGTCAAATGCTTTAATTTGAAAATACTTTAACTTAGTGTAAAGCACCATAATACGGTCATCTAATACTGTAGTGTCGGTGTCGTTAGTAAAACTGTTTTTAACAGCACCATCAACGCCTCTTGCCCAACCTTTACTTCTATATTCCCAACCCAAATACTCTTGGGTATTCATAATGGGCCATATTTGAAATTGTCCATCAAGAATACGCCAGCGTACTCGTGGGCCTGTTGAAATATAACCAGACTTTAACCATTGCCATTGTTGTGCATCTTCAGGGCCTAACATTTCCCAATGTTTTGTCTTATCCCATTGAGTGCGGTCTGTAATAGTTTCAAAGTCATCAGGAAGGTTATAAGCAGTTTGAGCAGCAACTACTGACTGAGTACCATTTCCAGTAGCCGTTTGGCTCATTACAACTACTTTGGTTGTGTTATTAGCTGAAACTACATAAGTGTCTTGTGGAATGTTATAGCCACTTAATTGCCATTGGCTTGTAACATTGCTTAAATCTGTGCCAGCCGCAAAAGTTAATGTAGTAGAACCATTAACAGTTGTGGCATTGGCGGTTAAAGATTGTGTATAGAAACGATATTGAACTTGCAATGCTTGCCAATCGTGTTCTTTTAATAATTCATAGCCTGCGCCATTCATTAAAGCAAGAATTTGTTGCACATCTGTATTGGGGTTTCCAGCTACAGAAGTTGAAATAGCCAAGTTTAATTCCGCTTGGACTTGATTCACGAGTTGGAGCATTGTTTGGGACATATTAAGCCTCGGCTACTTTGGTTTTGCGTGTTTTGGGAGTTTTTTCCGCAACAGCCGCAAGTAGCGCTGACATCTGCTCTTGCATAGCAGCCAGCTTCGCATCTGTTTCTGCCTTTATTTTAGCATTTTCTTCCTTTAATGCGTTTAATTCTGCTTCTCTTTGTGCTACTTCAGCAGAATCAGTTGCTAAATTCAAGAAAGCCTTAGCTTTTAGGCGGAAATTATGCGGAGACATACCGGCTACCATACCAATGCGTTGTAATTGCTGGTCAGAACAGTCTGCAATAGACTCTACTGTGTGAAATTTAAGTCCACGCAATTCTTCAGCTTGACTACGGGTAACTTGAGGCCATTGCTCTAATGGAGTGCCAACAACATCTTCGTGGCTACCCATTTGGTTTTGGTAATGCGCCCATTGACGGGGAAAGCGTTGTTTATGGGAATTTTGAGCGTATGTGTCAATTTCTGTCAAATTATCGCCAGGAATCATAATTTTTACGAAATCAAATTCTTTAAAAATTGGTCTGCCAGCTTCATCAGAGGCAATATCTTGCTTAACGCTTTTTTTATAGAATTGGACTGCTAATCGTGCATCTGCACCTTGTACATCGCTATCAATAGCCATTTTTAATGCTCCTAAGTGGTTAGGGGGTTATAAAAAATAAAAGGGACTCCCCTTGTGAGGGAATCCCAGTTTTTACTACATCTTCAATTTTTAGACTGAAGCCTTGCTGAACCAACCATAATCGCCAGAAGCCATTGTGGTAGATGGAGCTTTGTAGTTACCAGCAGAAGCGGTAGCAACAAAAGTTGTTGTGTTAATAGAGCAAGTAGCTGTAGAAGCTGTAATAGCCTCACCAGCTTTTGCCCAAACATAACGCAAGCCATCAGAAGCAAAAGTTTCTGCGCCAAGTGGGCCAAATGTTACTAAACCACTATTTAATGCCTGTTCTGCAACAGTTTGTGTGTCATTGAGGTCAATACCTGCAATCGGTAGTGTTGTAAATGCCATGATTTATTTCCTTTATTAATTAATTAGACGGTATAAATAGGGGTTTCCCCCTATCCATTAACTACCTGTCAAGAGTCCTTGTAGGAAGCTGTTAGAAGTAGTCAAGTTACCAGCCCAACCGTATAATTTCACGATTGCATCTTGGTTAATCGCTTGACGCTCACCACCGATAGGTACAAAGTTACGCTCTTTGTGTGGGCGTAGGAAAATGTAGTTGGTATTCAAGAAATACATATATGTTGCTGTTTCTTGTGCGCCATAACCACCACCTAATACCACATCAGCAGATGTACCACCACCGTAGAACTTCAATGAAGCAAAGCCAGCAGCGCCAGACTCTTCAGCAGCAATACGCTGAATAGCTTGCAATGCGCCTACATAGTAGGAATACAAAGTGTTACCAGCAACAATCAAGTCAGCTTTGTCAGTACCACGAATCTGTTTAATAGCAGCAGAAGTCATAGCAGCAAGAATGGTTGTTGAAGAAGTAGCACCAGAAGTTACTTGGTTTTGCCAGAAAGTCCAGTTAGCACGGTTAATACCACCGTATGTACCTGAAGTTGGGGAAGCAGCAACAGCAGCGCCCAAACCATCCAAGTTCTTACCACCGTTACCAGTACCATCACCATACAAGTCGCCAGAAATGCGGTTTAACAAGCGAGCTTCAGAAACTTGCATACGACCATCTAACAAGTCGATGATTGCTTCTTTGCTGCTGTTCTGCAACATTTCCAAACCAGACATTGTTACTGAGTCTGCGTATTGGGCGATTTTGAACTGAGCAGCAGAGATAGGGCTATCTGGAGCAATGTTCAATACTTCGTAACCGCTATATGAGTTAGCGTTGTTAGTTGTCGCATCGTCATACATGATTTCTTGCAAAATCACATTACCGCCTGAGAAAGGCATAACATTGCCCTTCTGTTGGAGGCGCTGAAGAATTGCGTTGTTTTGTGTTAAGTTGTCTGCCAATTCACCGCTACGACTTTGAAT